ATTCTCTTTAATTCTTTTTACTAAGTCTTTTACTACTGGATCTCCAGAAGCAGAGAAGCGATTGATAATGTTTCTCATATCAGCATCCATAGCATCTGTATTCATTATATAATTAATTAAGCTTGTTGTCTTATCTGAATCAAATCTACGTCTATCTCTTTCCATAAGACCTTTAACAATACGATCCATTTCGCTTGGAGAGAACTTACCTGTCTTCTCCATAGCACTAATCTGCATGTTAATCATAGAAAAAAACTTTTCAGGTGAAGGTTCATTCTTTAAAACATGGATAATTTCTTTATCAAAACCATCAATTGCTTGAGTAATTCTATATTCTCTGGTCATCTTAAGTTCTTCAATCTTCCACTGATCTAGTTCACGCCTAGTCTTAAAGCCAGCCATCTGAGCAAAAGCCTCACCAGTAGTAAGTTTTAGATCCTTATTATAACCATTCTTAGTAACAAGGTCTTCACCAGCTAACGCAGTCATAGCTTTAGTAAAGTTGTTACCAGCTGAAGTAATCTGAGCTATCTCACCAATACTCTTTAAGAACGAATCACCAGTAACATCATTGTATGCAAATATGTCAGCTGCTGATTGGAATCTTTCATAAGCTCTAATACCTACAGATACTGAAGGAATGTTAGGTTTCTGTACTCTAGGATCACCAGTTACGAATCTATAGAAGTTGATTTGCTCTTTTAAAATATCTGCAAAGAAGTTAGTCGCATTGATAGATGAACTTTCACTTAGTGAGAAATCAGTATCACCTTGAGTAATCAATTGCATCATATCATTAGTTATTATATCAAGAGCACCTTTTCTTAAAAGCTCTGCATTTTGTACAATGTTTTCATCTTCACTACTCATAAAGTAATCATATAAAAGTTTACCTCCTCCGAGAGGAACACCATACTCTACACCATGTATTAACATTCTAGCTGCAGTAAGTTTAGCCCTATCTACTTTGCTTAAATTAGTAGCATTATCTTGAATTAGATTCATGAAACCTTTAAGATTAATCGCTTGGAACTGTGTTACAAAACCAAGTAAAGGTAATCTTTGGAAAGCCAATGCACCAGAAGAGGTCATAGCACCAGATTGTTTCCATGATTGGAACGCAATTTCTTGGATATTTTGTGGTGTATCCCATCTTTCACCAGGATGAGAAGCTTTCCATCTTTCTTTAGTTTGTAAGAATAGACCAACTCTGTTAGTTAATTCGCCTGCTGTAAAGCCATAACGATTAAATACATTCGTAGTGGCTGTGCCTATATCTTTAAGACCACCAAAAGCTTTACCAGCTAATGTAGATCTTTCAGCTAGAGATACTGTTTTACCTTTAAGTACTTCCATCACAGCTAAGTTTTGGTCAATAGATTCTAAGATACCAAGACTTCTCATAGCCTTAATTTCTTTATCAAACTCTACTCGTTCTTCTTTAGTTAAGAATTCTCTAAGTCTAGTACCATGTTCTCTTAGCGTAGGATGACCACTTAATAACTCCATAACAGCAATTGGAGCTTTCTTCATAGTCTGTTTAAACGTACTTGGGAACACAATTGATTGCTCATAGAACATCATAGGTTGGATAACCATGTGACGTAATGGGAACTGATAAGTAATCAATGCCAATGAAGCTAGTTTCTTAGGGAATCCAGTAATAGGATAAGCACCAAGATCACCAGTTCTTCTAGCTAAATCTGATCCTGCTTTAAATTTAACTTTCTCAAAGACATCTGCTAAACCATGTAAAGAGTTTTGCATGAATCTATCTACAGATCCAGCTGCTCTGTTTTGGAAATGTGTATGACGATTCCATACCATTTGAGCATCTTTAACCATAGTTCTTAGTTGAGGTGAAGCTTCTTTACCAGCAATATTAATATCATCTAAAGATGTTGGAAACTCTCCACCTTTTAAAACTGGTTTAAAATCTCTTACATAAGCTTCTTTAAAAGCTTTATCGAATTGACTGTAAGCTGCAGTTCTAGAAATACGGTTTGCTGCATTATTAAGTGCCTCTAAAGGATCAACAAGAACTGAATCGCCTTGCACTGTTCTGATATCTTGGTTACGAGATAGAGCATTTCTATAGTTATCTTCTGTAAGTTTGTATTCAGCAGTAAAGTCTGTAAGTGAACCTTCTTTAGCTTGTCTTGGTTCTAGAATATCAAAGTCACCACCAAGTTCTTGTTTAAGTTGTTCAACAAGCATATCTGCTTCGTAACGAGTCGTAGCAGTACCTTTTACTTTAACAAATTCATTATATCTTGGATCACCTTTTTGTAATACTTTACCATTTAACTCAATTACTTTAGGTCTTACTTCGACAAAGAAGTGACTCTTATATTCTTTATAGTTGTGTCCAGGTAACTTATTAAGTATTCGTTGTGGTAAGATACCTAGTTCAGCGTTCTTACTTAAGATACCATATTCAACTGCAGCATTGTCTACTACTTGTTTACCTTCAAGTTTAACAAGAGCTTGACCTTTAGAGTTAGCAGCATTACCTTTAGATTTATCTGCTTTGAACTCTACAATTTGACCTGTTTCAAAGTCTAATACTTTAGTAGGTACTTCATCATCAAGAAGATTGAATACTTGTTTGACAGGTCCTTTATATTCTTTATTAATATAAATACCTTTATCATATCCATTATTAATGAGACGAGTCTTCTCACCTTGATTAGTAATATCATAGAGTGTGTCTTGCGTAGCTCTCCAAGCTTGTTGGATCTCATCTAACTTAGCAATCTGTGTTGTTGTAAGTTCTGGATGGTTTCTAGATAGTTCTGCAGTAGAGAATAAATCTTTACCTTCTACTTCCATTTGATTAACCATAGCACGAATATCTTTATGCAACGGTTTATTAGTATCAATAAGATAGTTTAATTGAACAGTAATATCAGATTTAGTTCTACCTGCTTTAGGACTTAGAGCAGCTCTAGCTCTTTCATACCAACCTGCAGTAGTACCAGTACTGAATAAGAACTCACCTACGACTGATCGTTTAAGAGCATTACCAATGTTACCACCAAAGCCAAAGAATGATATATTAGTATCTGCTAAACCTTGACCTAGAATTTCATTGTCTAGAAGTTTGTAGTTCTTTTTAAATTCCCACTCAACATTGAACTGACCACGAGTCTTATTGAGTTTATCGAATTGTTCTGGAGTGTATCGAGTATTAGTCTTAATATCTCTAACAAACACTTTACCTTGGTCTTTAACTTCAAGCTCAAGTATATTCTTTGATAAGTCATTTACTGCATTAGTAACAGCTTTCTTAGTTGTAAATGCGTAATCTGGACCTTGAGTAAATACCATCTTACCTTCAAGACGAGTATCAATCATGTTAAAATGTGAGTTAGCTTGATTGTAGTAGAGTTTAGTTCCTTGATGGATATTAGCTCTACGCTCATAATCAATGAGTCGTTCTTGCTTATTAATGATATTATCATCAAATAGAAGATCAATCTTAGCTTGTACTCTAGGATCAGGATCACTAAATTCAGTAGCTAAACGATCATTAATATCAGGTTCTACTTTAGGTTTAGATCTTTCTATGTAGTCTGGTAGAACATTCTCAGCTACCACAGCCTCTACAGTTGTACCTGCAGCATCAGCAAACTTAGCACCATCAGGATCTTTAACAGTATTTATTGCCATTTCCTTAGCAACTCTAGGATTAGCATTAGTTGTTACATCCCAAGCACTACCTACTTTATGTCTAAGATTATCAAAACCTGCTTTTAAGTAAGGTTTAGTAAATGGAGTAGTTAAAAGAAAAGCATCTGTAAGAACTTTAAATTGACCTCGTTTAAACGCACCTGGAGGAAGAATAGGACCATCTGCAAGCTTCTCATCTATAAAATCAATTGCTTGACCTATAGATTCAAAAGCTTTAGATGTAGCTGCATTGTTATATTCTCTTTCTACACCAGCATACTTAGCAACATTCTGGAGTCTCCAGTCAAATACTGAAGCTAAAGGATCATTCTCTGCAAAGTTTTGACCAGCTTGAATAGCAGCTTCCCAGTCTAGTGGATTCTTACTACTGATAGCTTGTCGAACTAAATCAGTTACAGTTCCACTTGTAGCAAGAGCAAAGTTAGGAAGAGAAGTAATCAAGTTTACAATAGCTAGAGCTTCACCAGAAGCCATCTTAGGAATCTCTTTAGCTACTTGCCTAGCTGATACAGTTACTGGAGCTTTCTTAACTTCATCCATTTTAGCTAAAGTTAAATTAAGATCATCTACAATTTGATCTTGAGCAGTTCTATCAATATGAGTATCTGCAATATCTAGAACAGCTGTATCTTGAACATACTTATCTCTAATGTCAGTTGAGATATAATCACCAGTAGTATAGCCATTAAGAACTTTAAGTTTAGTTTGCTTATCAATGGTTGGATCATTAATAAGGTCAGAAATTACTACTTTGTCCTTGGCTTGCTGTTCATTAGCCCAACTAATTTTAGTATTAGCATAAGCTTGAGAGTACCCTTGTCTTACTAAATCATCCACTACTTCATTAAATCCTGAGATCATATCTGCAGGTTTATTAATAGCAGTTGTATAAAATGCAGCTTCCTTAGCCTGTTTCTCAGGCATAGCAGGAACAACATTTATAGGTTCAAGAGGTAACTCGTATTCTTCGAATTGCATTAGATAATCCTAAATTAAGTAGTCTCAGTAGTCTTAAAGATATTACCAAAAGATGTTGGGAAATTAGAAGCCATTGTTCCAATTTGTTGCCAACCTTGTTGCTGTGATTGAGCTTGGAATTGTTCTGAAGCAGCTCCACCAATTTCTTGGTTAATACCTGTAAGTGTTTGACCTGTAGTTTCAGCTACGTTAATATTACCAATACCTGTAGCAGCCTGTGTTCCTAAAGCACCTACTGAACCTGTGAATGAAGAAGTACCTGCCATACCTAAACCAGAACCACCTGTTTGAGCTACAATGTTACCAGTACGAATACGTTGTTCTCTAAAAGTAGCAGCTCTTTGTCTTTGAGCAAGAACTTCTTGGTATCTAGATTCTTGAGTAGCTTTTTCTTTACTTAATTCAAATTGTCTTTGAGCAGCATCGGCAGCTCTACCTGCATATTTTCTTTCTTGCATACCAGAGAATAATTGAGCACCTAAACCAATAGCACTTAATACATTAGCTCCAGGAATAAAAGAAGATACTGCTGGTATAGCTTTAGCCACAGAACTTACTACTTTTGTGACTGCTTTAACTGCACCACCATAACCTACTTTTCTTACATTTCTATGTTTCATATTAAACCTCCAACCTTGTTATTATATTGACTATACCATCTTCAGTTGTTGCTACTTCACCAGTAGGTAAAGCACCAAACATTTTATTAAACTTTAATGACTTTTGATTATCTACAAGACCATAAACTTCGTAGATACCTCGTTCTCGTAGCATCATTCTAATCTGTTTAAACACTTCTTTATAGCGTTTAAATTCTGATACACTCCAAGCTTTAAGCTCATTGTGCATTATCCAAACTTGTAGTCGGTCATCAAATGATAATCCAACAAAACCATTACCTTCTTCAGCGTAAAGTATTTCCATTAGACTTTACTTGTAGCTGATGCTGAGATACCCCATCCTAGTAATTTCATGTCCTTACCAGCTTCAGATTGTATCTTTAAACTTAAACATTTACCTGAGCCTCTTAACTTATTCTTTGTTACAATAACTGAATCACCATAATCAAATGGATCACCTACACCACTTGGAATGTAGTTTCTTAATAATTTATACGCTTGGAACTGATTGCCCCACTTACCACTATTAGCAGAATCTGCCCAATTCCATTGAGCTTGTACCAAACATGAGGAAGGATTATCTAAAATAAGACTTGATCCACTTAAACTAAATCCATCTTCTGTTCTGTTAAAGTAAAAGAATATATAAGGAGCTTGTTTTTTACGCATAATGTCATTAAACATTTCATAGCCTGTAACTAAATAGCTAGAATAGTCAGCACCAGTACCTGAACCTGCTGTTTTCCAATCAGTAAATGATGAACTATTATATTTAGAAATAGTAAAATTAGAATTTACCATAGTTAGGAAACTAAATAAAGAACTACGATTAGTTAGGATACTATCTGTTACTATCACTGTAGTACCTGAAGTGACAATAACATCATCTGTTCCTACTTCTACAGTACTCTCTGCAGTTGAAACTGCGTAACCAGGTATTTCAATATAATCTATAATAGCTGGAGAATTACTTGCTAAAGAGGATATAGTATTTGTATACCAAGCTTGTAATGTTAAATCAAGTACAAGTTCTTTAGTGTATCTATTAATATAGTTTGTTGTAGAATATGTTGTTGAATCATTATACATCCAACGAACTCTATTCTCTTTTTCATCGTAGAATCCTTTACAATGGTTCTTACTTAAATCTGGAATGTCTAGATAAAGTTTTTGAATTGATGTAAGAGAAATAGATTGAGCAGAGAAACGACCAGATCCTGGATCAGGACTTAGTAAATAAATACCTGCTTTAGACCAGTATACAAAGTTTCCACCTACATTTACAATTGATTTTGGATTAATAATGCCATTAGGTGAGATCTTAGATACTTGGAATGAAGTAGCAATAAATCCACCAGTGTCACCATAAACTTCCCATACACCATTCTCTGCAAATACAAGTAAAGAAGATTGTGATGAGAGAACTTTAATAATTTGAGTGGCTTCTGGAATTTGAATAGATCCACCATCAGAAGCTACTAAGTCATTAATAGCAGGATCAGTTGGGTCATTTACTTGAAAGCATTTACCTAACTGGTCATTACTTTGAATAACTTGTGTAAAAAAGATATACCCACTATAGTTAGGTGATCTAGCATCACCACCAGAAACAATAGAGTTTATTCCAGAATAGAATAAGCGTTGAGCATAAGATGCTACTGTAGTTATATTGTTTGTTTCTTGATCTAAACTTAAACCAGTAATACCTGAACTAGTTGTTCTATCCGTTCCTCTAGTAAACGCATCAATAATGTAACTACCACGAGCTACTTGATAAATAGAAGTAGAGTTTTTCCTTAATACATTAGGATCATATTTTTCATAATCAGCTGAACCTGGATTACTAATTTTACCTAGAGTCCATACATCAGAATTACTTGGGAATGATCCAAGAATTGTTTTAGTATAGTCAATAGCGTCAGCACCAGAGACTGTAGAAATTGTAGGATTCCAACCTTGATTTCTTAAGTTATACTTATGAGTGTTACTTAAAGAACCTGGTCTTTCATCAATAAGTAATCCATCATCCACACCCCAAATATCTCTAACTTCAATACCAATAGTAGTTTGTGAAACTACATCTGTAGAACTATTATAACTTAATACAACAGGTTTTGATAAATCTTTTGAAACAATAATAAGTTTATTATTAATAACTGTTGTTTCAATGTTAGAATCATTTAATCCTGCAAGAGAGATTGAATTTCCACCATTAAGAAAGTTATTACTAGGATTGTTCGTAAGAAGATCAACAAACCAGAGTTTATCATTAACACGAACTACACCAATAGAAACAGTCGTATCTCCACTTGGAGTATCCCAACGATGAAATGATTGTCTACCTGAAGCTAACTGAGCAGCAGTAAATCCTGTGGCTTTAAGACCATAGTTGTCTTCATAATCGACACCTAAACGTCTAGATCTAGAACCATCACGATTAAGAACAAAGTTCTGTTCATCAATAGACGCATTTTCAGGGAATGTAAGAGGACTAGCCTCAGTTACAAGACCCTTGATAAATGATCTATAGACTTTCTCAGTTAAAGCTGCCATTAGTCTTCCTTAGGAATGAAGGCTACTTTTTCTTCTTTTTTAGCTTTAGTTTCAGCCGATCTTAGTAAGTAAGCACTCACAGCAATATTAGCCATAGCAAGTGATGTATAAAGACCAGTAAGTTCTTGTGGTAATTCACCACCAGGAACAAATTGAACCTTATAGTGAGCTGTCTTTGGATCTATAATAACTTGGACTTTTTTACCACCACTAGTTTCTTGTTCGCTTAATACTCTCATTTTTTTCCTTTAAGTGATTCTCTACGTTTTAATTCATCCTGAAGCATCTTTTCAGTGATAGTCATAGAATTCTTAGCAGCGTCTGCTGGTGAAGTAAATGTACCTTGATCAATAGCTTTTTTAATTAATGAATCTTGTTGCATATCCATAACTCTTCGAATCTCAGAAATAGGAACTTCTTCCATATCAGGTACAATACTACCTGGAGGTAATTTCTTTTTCTTTTGAATAGGCATAGTAGACATATTATTTTCCTAACTTTTTAGATTGTTTTTTAACTTTTTTAGTAGTTACTTTCTTTTTAGATTTCTTACCATATTGTTGAGCATTAATAAATGCTGGTGTATTACTTGTGAGCATAACCATTAGTATTTTCCTGATGAGCTTTGTCTACGTCCATAGTTTGGATATGTAATACCATTCTTAATTTTCCAAGCTTCTTGACTCATTCTACGTTTTTGAGACACTGCTTGTTGTTCTACTTTAGGATTAGCCATTTGTTTGAGTGTAACAAAACAAGCTGACTTAGCATCATTAAGAAGATAACTAAACATTTGAACTGGGATATCTGGTATAAATGAATCAGATAAAGTAAATGTTACTGATCGTTTACCATGACATTGAGTCTTACTATTTTGTAAAGAAGACTCTACAGTATTGTTAAAGGCATCAAATACTACATAGTCATCATCAAAAGAAGTAAAGTATGTAGGAGCTTTATCTTTATAGATATTAAGTTTAATACCTGTAGCGTCAGTGACTACTTGGATATTAGTAGCAGTACTTAATCGTTTATCTACAATATCAAGAAACTCTTCTGGAGTCCTGTATTCAATCTTTGTATAACGATTACGAGTCTCACCTGATTTCTTACAATCATATTTAATCCATTCAAGATCAATGATTGTTTCAGGTAATCTCATGTGTGTAGGACGAGCTACTGTACCACTTGTATCTAATTGGAATAATTCTTTAAAGAATGGATAGTCTTTACCATCTACAATATTGTAGTAAGTAGACTTAATAATTTGAGCTACTTGAAGAGATTCTGTACTATCATTGATAGAGTTGACTTCATCTGAATCCATATCAGACATGATATCTTGTACCATCTCAAGTAGTGTCATTTTAGCCATGATATATTCCTATAGTCTAACTGCAGTTAATCCTGCTTCAGTTATTGTAATGTTTTGTCCAGAAGAAGTACCATCTCCAGCGACATAGATAGATAAAACTTGACCTGCAGTAGCAGTCATTAATCCAGTAGCAGAAACATGTAGTTTGTCAGCACCATTTGTTGTTTTAGTAGCAGATAGTGTTCTAGAACTTGAAGTACCATCTAGATTATATTTAAAATTATAAGTTGTTCCTGAAGCTAAAGATGTTGTTGTGAATCCACACCAAAAGTGAACCATGTAATTACCAGCTTCAACTAAAGTAATTGTACCATTAGCAGGAGTTAATGTAAGAATATTACTTACGCCAGATGTCCATTCTGTTCCTGGATTAAGTTTAGCATAAGCTGAAGAACCTGAAAGAGTTTGAGTTGTTGCACCAGCATCTATGTAGATCTCACCATGTACTCTACCAGATGGGTATGTCCAGGCACCTGAACCTGCACCATCAGAAACATAAACCTTACCTGTAACGGCTGCCGCTACTCCTTTAGGTTCATGAAGATCGGGATCAGTAATAAGTTTATGTTGTATAGTCAATTTAGAATTCCTTTATAAGAATGGAGAGGCTCCTAGCAATCTAAGAGCCCATCCAAGTTTGTTACTTAGTCCTTGTTGTAGATATACTCAACAACGATGCGACCAGCACCTGTGAGTAAGTCTGCAGCTGAAGGAGTTACAACTAATTCTCCTGCTGAAGCACCAATGCCTTTACCAACTAAATCACCTGAACCAGTGATAACACTGTTTGCAACTGCGATTGTAGTTTGTGAAGCATTAGCTGCTGTGATTAAGCCGTCAGCATCAATTGCAGAACCAGCAGCTGTGTATAGACCGATGTCTAAATCAGTTGTGGTTGAAGTTGATGTGAAAGCTACGTCAACGTAGAGTTTAGCTGAAACGATAGTTGCGTTAGCTGGGATAGAAAGTTGAAGACCGTTACTTCCGTAGTTAGGAAGATCACTGTAATCAAAGTCCCATACAGCTGACTTAACGATACCGTTCTTTGTTGATTGTTGAGCACCAAACTTACCGTTTGTTGTTCTAACACCGTAGTGGTTTGCAACGCCACGTTTTGCATCAATTTCGAATGTCATATTATATCTCCTTAGTATGTAGAACCACTTGTTAAAATAACGCCAAGTGTGTCAACACGTTGGGCACCGAAACCGAAGCGTGATGTTACTTGATACTTATCAGCACGTTCTTCGTTGTCTCTCCAGCCTTCTGTCTTAGGAGCTCGTCTCCATGCGTGCATAACTGGTTTTGTTGAATCATCAGCTACACTCATGAATACGTTAGAAACGTCACCAATTTCTGCAGTGTCATTAGCTAAATTGTAAGAAGAAGCGTTTAATGCTTCTGTTGCAGTTTTAACTGGTAAGTAGTTAGAAGTCCAAATATCGAAACCGAAAATGTTCTTCACAAACTTATGATCACGAGCAAAACCTGATGTTACGATACCTTCGAACATTGGGTTGTTTGAAACATTGACCAAGTTTTGAATGCTATTTAAAGTAGCTTCAACAATTGGATCAACAATAGCAATACGACCACCAGCAGGAACGCCAGCTTTGTCAAATGCTAATTTCATAGCAATGATGTCGCTTAAAGTCATAACACGAGTTGTACCGCCAGAACCACCAGCTACCCAACGATGTGGACGACCATTTACTAAGTTTACGTTTGCGTTAGTTTGAGCACCGTTTGCTACAGCTAGGAAACGTGATTCATGGTTTTCACCAAGAGCACGTGTAGATTCCATAGCACGCATTGACATAAGTGCATCAACTTGAGCACCATCTTCACGTAGTTCATCAGAAACTTTCCAAGCGTCACCAACGTAGTCAGTGATAGAAAGTGTAATGTTACCTGTGTCGATAGGATTAAAAGCTAAAGGTGTATCTTCAGCAGCATCTTGAAGTGTAACTGTACCAACTGTCTTAATGTTTAAAGTAGTGCCTGAACCAAAGTCTGATACATCTCTGTATAAACCTTCTGGCAATAAGAAGTCGTGTAAGTTGTCAAGAATGAACTGTGAATACTGTTGTGCTTCAATAAAAGCAGTAGTATTAGAAGTTAATTGTGACATAATATTTCCTTATTAGTTAAGTTGAGATTTAACTTTTTCACCAGCAATCTTCCACGCATTAACTAAATCTTTCGTTGTCGCACCTGATTTAACTCTAGCTGAAAGCTGATTGGGATCAACTTTAGTATTGAGTGCCTCTGTGTTCACAGAACTTGATGATTTACCTACTGGTGTAGATGAGCCTTCAAGACCTGAAAGTTTTAATACTACGTTTGGAGAACTAGCTGCCAAGTTATTTAATTGCTGAACATTTAGACCACTCTCTTGAGCTATTTTATTGTAGACTTCCTCAGCTTTATCGCCATATTTTTCTACAAATTTACGAGCTACTGCATCAGCATTAGACTTAGCTTTAGCTTGTTTTTCTCTATTCTCTAGAGTTTGGTTTAAAAGGTTCGTAATTGTATCTTGATCTATTCCAGCAGATTGAGTGGTATTCTCAGGTTGTTGGATGCCAGACTTCAATTCATCTAGAAGTTCTTCTGCAGTCTTACGTTTAGTTAGTTCTTCCTTCAAAGTAGCTAATTCAGACTCTAAAGTTTGAATATGCTTCTGTGCGTGAGGAACTGATTTTAACGCATCTTCTACAGAGTTATACTTCTTACCATCGCCTACAAAGTCTACAGCTTCTGTCGGAATCTGAAACTCAGGTTTTTGGCTATCTTGTGTTTGAACTTCGTTGGTACTTAGTTCGTTATTCGTTGCTTGTGTTGCTGTTGCTTCCGTCATTTATTGCTCCTTGGTCAGGAATAAGATTATATAGTTTAAGAAAGGCTTTTTGGAAGCCTAATTGGTACGCTTGATGCTCAGACCAGGCAGGTAGAGAGAAGTTATCCTCATCTAACGACTTACGGTTTGACAAATCAAGCTGTTCTTGGATATACTTTCTAAGTTCTAAAAAGACTTGGTTTTTAGACAAGCTCTTAGCTTTTTCAGATTTTAAATCCATATAATAATTATACCATAGTTTTGTTAAAAAGTCAAGTTAAACTTACATCATACCAGCATTAGGATTAAGGGCTTCTTCTTGCTGCATGAGCATTTGTTCCTCTAATCCTGGTGTGGCTTGTTCAGTTTGTATTGACTGCTGTACTTGATTTACAAGTTTTTGAGTCTCGGCTTGTTCAAAGATAGCAGCATTGTCTTTAATAAATTCATATTGTTCAAAGCCCATATACTCTTCAATCATAGACGCTAAGCGTTTAGATGAGAGATGTGGAGCTATCATTTGACCCATAGGACTATTAAAGACACCTAGCATATTTTGAATGAGCTGTGCTCTAGCAGCATAATGACGAGCTCCGATAGGACGAAGTTTGCCTTTAGCCGTTATATCTTCTTTCGTAATAGAAATGAAGTCAGCTACGCCAAGATCATCATCCATTACCCTAGCAACTTCTGCAATATCCATATATCGTTTAGACACTTCTAACATAGTGTTGATGATTGGTTCTAGGAATTCAATCTCAAATTTGTTAATCTTATGTTGGAAGATGCGACTTGCGGCATTTTGCAGTTGCTGTACTTCAAAAGCAGTTTTCTCACCTGGGCTACGGAATCCCATAGCTTCTTTAGGTGCACCAGCCATTTCTTCCATAAGTTGAATAATAATACCAATTTCATTATTAACTTGGAAAGCAGCTTGGTTAGGAGGCATTGCAGTTACATCACCATCTTCAGGAATATGGATGGTTGATTCTGGACCCCAAATAAATGGTTCTACATCACCTTTAATCTTAAGAGGTGGATGGATAGTTAAGTCAAGAGCATCAGCTTTCAAGTTCTCTAGATGGTCAATTCGGTATTGCATACCTACTAAGTTATCTAAAGGACCCATAGCATAAAGGTTATCTGGACGAGTTCTCCAACCTACATGATGTTTAGAATCACGACCTAACCATGATGGATTCTCAATGTTACGGATAATGTATCTACGATCAATGATAGTAATAAGACGTTTTTCTAGTAATTCGTCTTTTGTTTCATCAAATACATCACCTTCAAACTCAATGATTTCAATTAAACCTGATTGATAGTACTCATAAAGAGAACCAAAACCATCAATGAGATAGCCTTCAGCCTTATTAACATCTTCCATTTGGAAAGCAGAAAGGTGTTTACGGAACTCTGTAGCGTGTTTAAACGCAGCTTCGTCATAGTTTAAATCTGGACGATATTGGATATCTTTCTTTAATTCACCAAGAGATTTAACATAACGAGTAAACTTAGGTGATTCAGCAAAACTTGATGCTGTAGGATTAAATACAATATCAAATGGTGAGAGTCTTTGTAATTTAGGACCACGGTAAGTAGTAATATCTTCTTTAGTATAAGGATCTGTATGAACTTGGTTTACATAAGTAACTTCAGCAAATACGTTACCATAGTCAATATAATCATAAAGAAGTTGAGATACTGTTTCTCTGAAGCCAGATTCTCTAATCTTAGTTTTTAGGTAGGACTCAATAGCTCTACGTTTCTTTTGAGTAGAGTCTTCTAGGTTATAGCCTTCCCATTTCATCCAGTTATCATTAGGGAATAAAGCATCCATGTAGTTAGCATGAAGGTTATCTCTAATCTGTGTGAGTTTAGGTAAAGTTGTCTTGTTCTTCCAAGGTAACTTAGAATTGGTTGTTTTAGTAGTATCTGTAGCAAATAGATAGTTACGGAGTTCTCTCCATTCCTGTTCTTTTTCTCTACGTTGAATCCACCAGTTATTATAAAGACCTGATAGTTGTCTAGCGAGATTATCACCAGCCATTAGTTCTCTAATTTGAGCTACTTTTCCAGCCATAATTTTTCCTTAATTAAAAACTTACACCGCCAAAGCGAGAGTGTGTCATAACATTTTGTCCTAAACTAAATGAACCTACTCTTTGTTTAGGTATGATTGCAATTGCGATAGCATTAGATAAAGCGTCTTTAATGTCATCGTGAGGAGGATGAGCCATAACTAGTTCTTCTTCTAAGGTTTGACAATTACCACCTTTATAATGCCATATCTGCATATTATCATACTTTGGTTCAAGTACTGCACCAACACGTTCTTCTTTATCACCAAGATGTCTTGTTGGTCTAAATTCATCTATAGATAAAGCAATTCCATTTGGTTTAAGGTAACTTTCTTTAAGTTCCTTAACAATCGTTTGTTGAGCTACTGTAATTTCAGCTCTTAACTTCCTGAATCCCCACTTTTCCCAAGCAGTCACTATATGGTTATAGTATTCAATGATTCGATCAGTTTTAAATCTATCTATGTCTAATACGTAAAAATTACCTTGATGATCTACACCAATCACTACAAGAGCAGTGTAGTCAGCTTTCTTTCTTAATGAGAACGCAAAGTCAATAGCAGCATAAACATTAAGTTTTCTATCTCTGATATACCAGTCACCTTCTTTATTTTGTAGTACTGCTCTATCATAATACTGGAACTTATCTGCATCAATCCTAGCAGTATCACCACTATTCGGATTGTTATAATACTGAGCATAAAATTGAGTTTGATCCACATATTTAGCTTTAATCCTTGCAAGTTCTTTAGAGTCAAATCCAAATGTTTTACCATCTGCACGAGTTTGTTTAGTCCAGAGATATTCACCATCTGTTTCAACTACTCTTTGGAAAAGTTCGTAAACTTCTTCTTCTAACTCTACCTCACCTGATTCATTGAAGTGAACTTCCTTCATGTTAATCATAGTGTCATAAATATCTTTTGGATGGTATCTAGTACCTACAACCCATTCAAGTGCTCCTGGGTTTTCAATAGAAGCTAATTGTGAGTATGCTGAGGAAACTTTATCACGACCATCTTCAGTATAAGCATTACCAGGTACAACAATGTCATCAAGAACAACAACATCAGCATGAAAACCTGTGGTATTAGATGTAAGTCCAACGGCTTTACATGTTGCATCTCGAATACCTTCCAATTTACGTTGAGGATGATCTACGGCAATCTCAGCTACTGCCCATTTCTCACGTTTACCTTCATCAGGATTAATCATCTCTGACCAGTATCTACGATAAATAGGACTATCTATAATCTGTTTAATAGCATATAACTGTTTCTCAGCTAAGTCTGCAGTAGCAGATACATATAGAATTGTTGTTTCTGGATGTTTAGTAATCCACCAAGCAGTTCTATAAGCAATCAGTTTACTCTTCATGTGACCACGAGGAAGTAGAACTAATTGGTTGTTCTTAGCTTCAGAACGAGTCCACCATTGGATAAGTTCTTCGTGAACAGCTCCAAGCATTAAGTGTGGAGCTACTAACTTAATAAATACTAATAAGTCATCCTCAGCTGACTGACGAATGGCATCTACTTTAGATTGCATTACCACTTGACTTTATTAGCCCAAAAGGCAGCACTCATCTTACCTTTAGCAATGTTCTTAGCGTGTCTTGCTTTAAAAGATTTAGCTCTAGCAGTATCAGTCTTATCTCCAGATACACCTTTTTGACCAAAACGAATAAGCTTCTCTTTATCACCTTCTTTAGCCAATACTGCATGACTCTTAGTAGGATGACTAGGTGTTCTCTTAGGTTTGTTATAACCTGAGAATGTTTCACTACCTTTTTTAATCATTTCTTCTTCGCAGTCTTTGCAGATTGTTTAAACGCTTTGGCAGTTGGAGCACCTTTAGTTCCTGGTTTTCTCATCTTTTCTTCAGAACCTGCAGCTATACGTTTACGCTTAGCATGAATGTTCGCATATAATCCAGGTTTAGCCATGTTATTTCTTCTTCTTTTTAGCCATCATTTTTTCTTTGGCTTCTTCTTTCTTACCTTCTTTTTTCTCATGAAGCTTTTTAGCCTTCATAGATTTATACTTCTCTTTACCACCATACTCTTTGATCATAGCCATTATTTTCTCCTTTTAGAAATACCTGCTTGACTTAGTGCAATTGCTACTGCTTGTTTTTGTGATTTCACTTTCTTAGATGATTTACCTACGTTAAGTTCACCACGTTTAAACTCTTTCATCACTTTAGATATCTTTTTCTGTGCTTTAGTTTTTTGCATTATGCAACTCCTTCAAATAACTTACGTTCATCTAATCTTCTCTTCTGTAAACCTTTTAATACCTTACCACCAGCTCTACAATACTTGACTAGCGATTCCATAGCCGCTTCTTTATCGCCACGAAGCAACGCTTGACGGATGGTTGAACGCTGAAAGCATCCAAGACCCAGATTGAAGCAAAAACTAATAATAGCGTCAAATTCATGTTGTCGAAGAGGCACGTTAGGTAGCATCTTAGATACTCCCAACTCGAAGCGACGTAAGTCTGATTTAAGAATTCCATCTATTTCCTCGTTACTAAAAGTTCTGTTCCATTCAGGAGGTAGTGTTTTACCATCACCAATCAAATGACCAATTCCCACTGTCCACAGTTTTGCGGGACACTGGTATGGTTTGTTTCTAACACCTTCATGATGTCGGATTAACTTAATTGCCTCTTTAGATACTTTCACGTTTCTTTTCCCAAGTGCGAGAACCAAAGTAAAAGCCAATAATACTTGCAGTAATAGCCATTTCTTCAGAACCAAATACTTCTTGAGAAGCTACAACAAAGTCTACACCTGACCACATAGCCCATATTAATGAGATAAGGTTAATAATAACAAGTTCACCTACAAAGATAAACGCTACTACAGGTCTAACCATAGCGTTCCAGTTCTTAACTGTAGGACTTGCACTTTCTACTAACTTAGCATCGTGAGTATATAAAGCTTCACGTTCTTGAGCATAAGTCTCAGCATAAGTGCCTTCTAATTCAATAGCTGCAATTTTTTCTTGAGCTACAAAACCTTTTTCTGCCATAAGCAAAGCTTGGGCATTTTGTAATTGAGCCATTTCACGTTCATGTTTTTGATCTCCTTTTTGTTGGAAGAATCCAAGCAAAGAAGGTAATCCTGAAGTAGCAAATCCTAGTATACCAGATAATATTGATAACATGTTAGTTTCCTAGTGGGTTAATAACTGCTTTTTTAAGAGCTTTCATGTCTTCTTTGACATTCGTTACTGTATCAGCAATCTTGTCTTGTGAAGATCTAGCCATCGCATTAGCTTCAATCGCTTTACCATAAGCTTCATTAGCTTTCTCTAGAGCACGATTGTTAGACATCATAACATCTACAAGTTGTCTCTCAGTGGATTTAGATCTATCTTCTAATACAGTAATGCGTGTTTCTACATTACTCATTTTCTTTACTTCATCAATCGTACTCTGTAAGTCGTTGAAGAGGGTTATTCCGTAGTAAACTGGTCCACCTATTGCGGTTAAGAGAATCGAACCTATCACCAATAGTTGTTTCGGTGAGAAGCGTGAGAGTAAACTCTTGAGTTCGTCCATATTCTTGTTCCTGTTCTAGTTTAAATATTTCTTCTATTTGTTGTTGTTGCATGTTATAAGATTGATTAATTAAATTCAAACTCATAACTAATCCAAATCCTGGTACTAAATCTTTACCTTTTGGTACATCTGGTGTCTTAATTTCTACTTTAGCTGATCCTGCTGTCGTATTTGCAGGTATTCTAGCCTCTGTAGCCGATGTCGTCGTAGTATCTTTTACTTGTATGGTTGCTACCGAAGTAGCTGGAGTCTCCACAGTCGTTTGCAACGCAGTCAGTTCCTGTGCAATTACAGGTTCTGGTTGGATTAACGGAGCAGTTGTGACTTGCGACAAAGGACTCATTGGATTTAATGGACTTATTGGACTCACAGGTGATTCCACATTCGTGGGATTTGTGATAGATTTCACACACGTGTCTATAACCACAGTCCAAGGACCAAATATGGGAGTCGAGTAAGGATCCGAGCATATTGAGCTTCTTGACTCTTGTATTGATCCAATATATCCAGCTTCGCATGCTAAAGTTCTGTATTCTCTTGCTTCGAAGCAGGTTGGCGGATCTTGCGTGCAATTGTCACTAGCCGTTGTCCAATCTGACCAGCTTTGTGTAGAGCAAGTATAACTCCTGCTTTGATTAATCCCACCGCTATAATGAGGTAATGGACAAGCAAGCGTCCTAGTTTCAATACTATCGGTGCAACTAGGTTGTAAATATATCGAACAATACGGATCGTTAGGTCTATACCACGTACAATAATGGTTTTGCATAACGTCAGGAACTTCAATATCGTAACATACCATTGAGTCATTTAAATACCATCCTTCTGGAGTTGATGAATACGTACAATACCAAGCATAAGCATTACTTGCTGTCAGAGACAGTAGGAAGCTCAGGAAGATTGAAATCCTCACCATAGAGTGCTTTAAACCTTTCTGGATATCGTTTAAACCATGCTTTTCTAGCTGCATGACCCATCATTCCGCCATAAGGACAAGGACTACCACTCATCTCCATAGCGTTCCATCCTCTAATATCTTGACAAAGAACACTTACACCAGTTACTTTTAAACCACCAGTATTAAACGCATTAAATATCTTAATACGTTCACAGTTCTCATCAATGATTGTCATACCACCACTGATAGATAATACACCTGTGTTAGCACCACCAGATACACCTGAACGACACATATCATTAGAGAAACCTGAAATACTTGGTGCCATAGCAGAAGGTACTGGCATACCTTTTTGGTTAATTGTAGTTGTATCAGCATGAGCGTTATCTATCAACCAACATACCAGTAAAACTATAACTGTCCAGGATAAGAGTTTAGTCATTTTAGAAAAATTTATGAGTTAATAAAAATACGATAACAAATCCTGCAGTACCTAACATGATCTGTTCTAGTCGTTTTAATCTAGCATTAATCTGTTCATAACGTAAAGCACAGATCTCTTCATGCGTACTAATACGATGATCTACTTCTTGAATGTCAGGTTTAGTCATCTTTATTTATCCGCTGGTAACGGTGTGTTGCCCTCGTCTAACCATTTAAGGTAGGCTTGGTAGTCTGGATTATTAGGATTTTCTAAAAATGAGCACGAACTTCCGTCATCGTTTGTTTTAATGATTGAAATCAATCCTAAATAATCTTTAGATAATTTATACATATTTATAACTCCGCTGAAAGTGTAAATATACCAGGATTAGTAACATTTGGTTCGTTTCTATATGTTCTATAAGTAGTTAAACCAGTAAATCCAGCCTGATTATAATTAAATGATAGTGAATTATTTTGATATCCAGAGTCTGTTGGAGTTGATGATGATGAGTATCCAGCACTAACCATATCGCCCATTGCAATATTACCGCTTGTTTTTCCAACTGTAACTACATCAGACCTCAAAGGAACAAATAACGGAATTATTCCATTCATAGCTGATGATGTTGCTGCAATATTTACACTACTTTTTGCTACTTGATAATACCTCTGACACAATGTTAATTCCTGACCATAAAGTCTGCGTTCAAACGGTGTTGCTGTTGAACCTACTTCTAGTTGGACACCTGTGATGTAGAAGGTAGCTCCGTTAGTGCCTACTACTTGTGTTTGCCCTGTAACACCAAATATAGAACCTGTTGATGTCCATGACCCTGACGCTGCACTTGAAGTAGAACCTGCACCAAGACAGAAACCTACACCTATTCCCAATCCATTAGTAGTTAGCCATGTTCCCGATGTATCACCAGCTATAGTAATAGTTTTGTATTCCCAAGTGTTTGCTGAAGATATTGTATAAAGAATAGGATATGTTCTACTATAGCTATTATTATAAACCAATGCACCAAAACTACCTGTTAATGAACTTCTTACCCAAAAACTTAAAGTTATTGTTTTAGCATTTGCAGTTCCAAAACCTAAATCAGCAATGTTATATCCCTCTATAGCTTGAGATAGAAAAAAATAATCACTCCCAGTTGGAGTATATGCAGATAATGATGTTGCACCTAAATAATTAGTAAATCCTGTTGGCGGAGTAACTGACGCTGCATTTTGTTGGACTGAGTATTTTGATGCTACTGATTGAAAACATCTCCATCTATCTAAAGAATAAATACCATCTCCAGGCGTGAAACTAGCTCCAGCATTTCTCTGGTCAATAACCATTGCACCGTTAATAATACGGTTCTTTAGCACATAAGGTGACGCTGCAGCAGTCTGAGAACTACCATCATTAAAGGTTATACCATTACTACCATTAAGCGTTACACTCATACTACTTCCTTCCAATTAGTTGTTGCTTCATCCCATGAATATACTTTACCATCTGTAGGATAGTCTACAGGAGCTTTCCATAACCATGTTGATTCGTTTAGAGTCCATGATGGATAAGGTTGTGGTGCATAGAATACGTCATTAGTAGCATCGTATGTGTAACCAATACCAGCATAGTTACCTCTTAAAGGTCTACCTTCTGGATGTTGATTACCATGAGTGTTATATGATGTTTGAATCCATGATCCTGGACTTGAATCTACAAAGGTATTAAAGAAGTCAGCTTCTGCTACGATGACTTGTACTACTTTACCGTCTGTTACTTTTGCGTAATGTGCCATATATATATCCTTATGCTGTGTATGAACCAGATGCTGTAAATTTAATAATTGTGTTAGAACCACTTGTGGTTATTGTAGGAGAGCCTGTTGTAGTTCCTGAATAGTTTGCCGTTGGGACTGAAATAATAATTACACCAGAGCCACCAGAACCTCCTGTATTAGCTTGAGATTGATTAGAAGTACATCCACCGCCTCCTCCAGTGTTAGCAGTGCCAGGACTTCCATTACTTGTAAAACCCCCAGCTGCACCGCCGCCACCTGAACCAGCAGTACCTAAACTAATACTTCCATTGCCACCCCCAGCTCCACCACCTGCATAAGTTACAGATGAACCTGTTATTGAAGATGCAGTTCCATTTCCACCATCACCACCTTTTGAGCCTGGAACCCCAGCTTGACCTGCTGCACCTGCACCGCCTCCACCTCCGCTAGGACTACCAGCAGTTCCAGGAGTTGCACCCCCAGCATTTCCTTGTCCAGAAGTACCAGAACCTCCGTTTACATTACTTGTTAAGGTTGTATTACTTCCAGCACCACCTCCTGAACCGCCATTCTGCCCAGCGCCTGGAGTTCCTCCTATTAATCCACCTCCACCGCCACCTACAGCAGTTGTTAATCCTGTAAATGTAGAATTAGACCCATTATTTCCTACAGTGCCACCAGTAGTTCCAGCACCTCCACCGCCAACGGTTGCTGTATATACTGTTCCACTACTTAAAGATGTTGTTCCGCTTAATAATCCACCAGCTCCACCTCCACCACCTGTTGCTCCGCCACCACCTGCAACTACTAAATACTCAACTACATATTGATTTCCTGCAGTTCCAGCTGTAACCCATCCACCAACAGTATTATAAGCTTCTATTTGACCTGTTGTTGTGTTGTATCCAGTGTACCCTGTTGATAAACCAGTAGTAGGTCTACCAGCAGTAGTCCATGATGGTAATCCAACTCCTTTGGTTCCGTCTAGTGTAATAGGCATTATACGTTCTCCAATGATATACTTTTTAATTTTTCTACTGTATCTGCGGTATCCACAAGTTGAGTAATATCACGAAGTCTTTGCTTCTCTGCAACAATAGCAGATGTGTCTGCGTTAGATTCTAATGCACGTTGAAACGCTACATCTTGTGCTTCTAGTAATGGCTTACGCTCAATACGAAGTCTGTCCTTAGTAATATCTTTAGCTTTGTTTATATCAATAATTATTGCCATGTCCATGCGTCCCTAAAAGTTCTGTCTGTTGGTATTTCAGATACGTCTACAATGTTATATGCTTTGCCTGCTGGTACATCTTTAGCAGCAATTTCTTCGATAGTTAGACCGCAATCAGCAGGAACTATAATACTAATTCCGCCTTCGTCATTTCGATATATTATTCTTTTATTCATAATTAGTCCTTATCTAAAAATTGTAACATTGACAGTATTAACATCATATAATGTTTTATTTACGCCATTCCCACCATAAGCAGTCCATACATGAAATGCAGATGTTGATTTTGTCCTTGTTTGATTTTCACATCCAACCACTAAATTAGTTCCAGGTGTTCCATCATTTGGTAAAGCTACTCCACAATAATTAGTATCTGGCATAGCTGTTGTTAAATTAACTGTATAATCACCTGTTCCATTATCAGTAATACTTGTTACATTAGCTGAACCACGAATTGCTACTGTACTTGTACCGTTAAAATTTACCCATGCACGACATCCGTATGCAACTGCTGCTGAACCATAACCAGAGTTAAAAGATAAATTACCAGAAACAGACCCTGTTCCAGTTACTGTTGCACCACTAGATGTAAGTGCTAATACTGTAGTACCATCAGATTGTAAGTCTAGAGATCCAGAATCAGCAGCGGTTGTGATTAAACCACCTGATCCTGTAGAAGTAGCATTAATAATGTTATTTGGCATATTGTTTTCCTATAAGATAACCCAGGTTTGCCCTGAAGGTATAGTAACTGCTACTCCAGCATCAATTGTGATGGGTCCTACACTGAACCCATTCTTTGCAGTTGATAGTGTATAGTTAGATGAAACAGTTGTTGAATTTTCGTAGATAACTCCACCAGCAGAAGCTCCTCCACCGATAGAACCCCATGCTGTTGTATAACCTTCAAAACCACCTGAAGTGGTATTGTAACGAATCATACCTGCAGTTGGTGTACCTGGACGAGCTCCGTCAGCACCTTTTGGAAGTGTTAGAGAACCAGTACCTGGCATTGAGATTTCATTGCCACTAAATACAAACGTAGCTATCTGAGTACCAGTAACCTTTTTACTCGTACCTGCTTCGTTTATTTCAAATTCATTGGCACCTGCAACGGAAGCCGCTGCGGTTAATCCTGATATTTTTACATTTGCCATCTAATAGACCCTTTTCCAATTGCCACTTTGTTTAATATAAATCTGATCTGGTAATTTCCACGTACCACTATGTTTAACATAAGGTGTGGATATTTTCCAAACACCTCCAACATTGTAGTACATGTTTTGATAAAACGTAGTTAATGTTGGTATTGCATTAAGAAAGCTTGTTACATTATTAACTACAATATTTTCAGTAATACGAATATCACCTGTTTCTGTAATTCTAGTATCTGATGCTTCAGTAATACGAGTTACATCTGTAATCGTTCCTGATTCTACTTGTCCGTATTGAATTAAAGGCATCTAGTAAACCCTCGTCCAAGATCCACTTACTTTCTTATAAATGTATTCTGGTATCTTCCAAGTGCCAGCATGTTTAACATAGGGAGTAGATGTTTTCCATGCTCCACTGACTTTAACATACATTGTAGAAGTAAATGGTACGAGTGTTCCTTCAGGGCTAATTGATCCACTTGCACTCAGACTTGTAGATCCACCTAACTTATTATCACCATCTGCTGCTATACTACCAGCTCCACTTAGAGATGATTCAGCAAACTTAATTCTAAATCCAATAGAACTTAAACTACCTGTGCCTGTTAAACTTGTTGCACCATTCAATGTGAGTTTAGGTACGACTGACATTGATCCTGTGGCTTGTAGATCAGAGTTTCGATAAGCTACTAATCTAGAGGTTTCAGTGATACTTGCTACACCATTAAAGTTATGGACGTGTCCAATAAACTTACCAATACTGAAGAACGCTTCAGAACCAGTTGCTTGCATATCAACTGTAGTTCTGTAAGTATTCTTTCCATCAAATGAAGCACTACCTGTAGCACTTAAATTTGAGAATACAAACTTAACAACTCTTGCTGTTGAATCGAGTGTTCCTGTTCCTGTGAAACTAGAAACACCATTGGCTTTTAAATTACCTGTATTATCTAATGTACCTGTACCTGTTAAGTTACTTGCACCATATCGAGTAAGTGTAGCTATAGATGCACAGAATCCTTCACCACCGTTATCAAAGAACCCTACTTGTTTTAAACTTTGTAGAGCACTAAGACTACCACTCGCAGTTAGATCACTAAACTGTTCTGAGAACTTTTCAGTGATCCGAAAGACATCTGCTTCCGTGATTCTATAGTCTCCATTTTCGAGAACACGAAAGCCATCAGCCATGATTAAGCTATTGTTAGATCAATATTGCCGATTGAGAATTCTAGTGTATCGCCATCAGCTACAGATTTAGATGCTGTCATTGAACCGTGCCAAAGCAAGTTACCACCAGTTGAGTTATCAAAAATACCAATGTGAGATACTGTACCCCAAGAACCACCAGAAGCAGTGAATGTGACTGCACCTGTGTTTGAAGTTGTACCACCTGGGCTTGATGCTGCACCGAATGTAACTGATTGACGTGAATAACCTGAACCTGATACTTCTGTACCACCGCCTGTATCATCTGGAGCTGCAGTGTAAAGTGCAACGTACCATGCTGTAGGACGTGTTGCAGAACCTGTAGTCATTGACCAATCGAGCAATAACTTTTCTGCGTAATTTGATAATGCTGCCATGTATTTCTCCCTTAATTAAACGCTTACTTTAAACCAAATATCTCCATCGGTACCACCTGAAGGAGAGCTTGTACTGATTGTAACTCTGTTTGTTAGTGCCTCATAATCATCGTAGATATCTTGCATTGATGTAAGAATATTAACGCCACCTACTTCGACATCACTTACGTTGATTATTTTATTACCGTTCATATCAAGATCGGCTTCCATTTGGTTAGGTTCACCGCCTGGAGGATCACGATATAAAACTTTGTTATTTAATTCTGCTTCAAGAGCATTGAAAGCATTATTAAGCTGTGTGGTACTTGCATAACCTGATGCAATATCACTGATTGTAATTTTTGCCATTAAAATCCTCTTTTCTTACGAAGTGCTTCTTTTGTTAAATTTGATTTAGCAGATACCACTCGAAGATTACTACGAGCATTAGTACCACCATTGACAAGTGGTTTCTTGTGATCTACTTGACGACTATCACCTACTTTGAGTCCTGACATCTTACGAGCTTGGTTTCGTTTAGCACGATCCTTTACTCGACTTGGTTTAGATGACTTCTCCCAAGCTAGTTCTTTTTTATAATCTCTTTTACCGTTAGTCGTGAATGGCATGGTTATGGGTAGAGGTAGTCAGCACCGTTAGCATCATAGTATTGTCTCATGAGATCAGGTAGAGCAAATCCTGTGACACCTAGATCTGTCTCAAGTGCTTTCTTTAAACCATCGTTGTATTGTGTAGGATAGCTCTTAGTACGACAGTAAGCGATGAACTCATCGTTCTTTGGAAAATTCATCATAACTATTCTTTACCTCCATTGACAACCTTTAAACCAATACGTTCCATATCAGACTCAAGTTCTTTATTGACTCCTGCTTGAATCTTACGTTCACGTTCCACTTCTTCTTTTGAAGGACGACCCCTCTTAGGAAGGTAGCCTTTCTCAGCTAGGTACTTTGCAGCGTTCACTCCCTTGGCATCATTATCCATAGAAGCTATGATCATGGCTTTAAGTGTCTTAGCCTTAATCTTGATATCAAGTTCTTCTCTCCAAGTCTTGATTTCATCTTTGATTGCAGGAATGGTATCATTAGCTAACTTAGTCCAGTGATCCCAAGAATTGAAAACATCTAGAGCAAACTCGTATTCAAAGTTTGGTATGTGATCGTATGCCATGTAAATCTGTTTAAGAGACGGATAAGTCCCCTCAGGTTTTACGAGGTCATAACTCTTTAACGAAAAGATCGGAGGGTATCTATTGTCATTCTCGTGACGTAGCTCCCAGAAGAGACTCTGGGTTCTATAACGACCCATGTCATCTTTCAGTTGAGAGTGTATCTTTGTGAAGTCCAATAGAGGTCCTTAGAGAGAAGAATACTTTTTTACGCTTATACAATAATTATAACACAGAAATCTTAGTTTGTCAAGAAGTATTTCATTCAAAGAAGCAGTTTTAGTTTAATGAATGAAAACTCACATCTGAAAGAAGTTTATCTTCTTGAAGACAATATTTCAGCTTTATATCATATTTAATATAATATATAAT